TGATATCAGCGGTGGTAAGGACCGCACTATTAATAGTAAATACGCCAGTGCTATTGGCGATAGACCCCGATGCGGTACCGTCCTTGGCCTTGATATTAGTGACTTCAAGGTTCGTAGTATCAATCGTAGTAGCGTCAATAATATCCGTCTGGCACGCCTCTACGTTGGTGCCGTCACAGAACAGGAACGCCGTGGACCCATTCGGTACAGCTACGCCAGTACCACCGGAGGTCTTGAGGGTAACCTGCTGTCCGGAGATGTTCTTGAGGACATAGAGCTTTGTAGCGGCGGGGCAGATAATAGTAGCCGCAGCGGAGGGGTTTCCGCCACCATCGTCGTCCGCGACCAGAACAGCACAGCGTGATTCAGAAGTCGTGCCGTTAGCAGTCGTAAGGGTATGGCTGTTTGCTGTCCAAGAGTTGATCGTAGCAAGACCAGCGACCGCCTCCTCAACCATCTCGGTGATGTTATCGTTTACAACATCGCCCCACGAACCACTAAGCTCGCCCTGCACGGGGAGTGCCAGTTTAAGAATAGTTGTATATTGAGTCGTCATGCTGTCCGCTCCACACCTTCGTATCTGTATATTAACTTATACAGGCTTAAAATCCACTAACATTTTGCCAACTTGGTGTCTGTGAAGTAGTTATAGCACCCCAATCGGGTGTCTGACCAGTATCTACCTCACCCCATACCAAGAAGCTACCTGCGGTGCCAGTAGCAGACACACCTGCAACACTTACCACAGACTTAGCCACAACTGTAACACTACCCAGATACCCAACCCCGGACACGTCGGTAACTGCAAAGTTGCATCCGGCGCTTACAGATACGGTACCAATAGCGCCTGTAGCACTCAGTCCAGATAGTGCGACATCTGCGGCACCTGTAGCCGTAACTGAACCCAGCGCAGAAGTGGCGGACAGTCCACTCACCGCCACGTTAGAATCGGCGTTTACGGTTACCGACCCAACTGCAGAAGTAGCAGCTAAACCAGACGTAGAAACATTAGCGTCTGCAACAACTGCTACAGAACCAAGCGCAGTAGTACCGGCTACACCATCAACAGATACTACTAAAAGGTCGGTGCCCCAAGCCGTCTGACCCCAAGCACCCCCACCCCAACCGGAATATTCTACGGACGAGGCCACTTGGAATCCTTACTTAAGCAATACGGATGATAGCGTTGCTAGCGTCAGCAGCCGGGAACTGAATGGTAAAGTCGCCAGCCGTAGAGGTCTTATCACCACCAAAGTCCAGCACAGCCACAGCGGGGTTAGAGCCACCAGACTTATAAATAAGCGCCCCGCGAGCCGTGATTGTAGCCGAAGACCACGTAGTATCAGCAAAATCGAGGAACGCCGTGGTGCCAGAAGTGGTTGGGTTTGCTGAGATAGTAAGAGTGTTACCCCCAGCAGAGTACCCAGTACCACTAACCTCATTGGTGACGGAGTACGCGGTCGTGCTCGCATCGAGCGTAGCCGACGAGGTATACAAAGCGATTTTGAACGTCTGCGCCGTATCGCTGCTAAAATCCATTTCGCCGTCAAGGAGCGCCTGCTTGAACGACGTGCACATAGCCTGTGTGATTGCCATAATCTATCTCCTATGATACGGCTTGCCGAAACTGTCCAGAACGGTAAGTATCTTCTCTTAACTTACCATCACCCAGTACCTTCAGCAAGTTTATTGACTGTAAGTACAGTTTCTCGTACATCGCAACAACGTCCTGCTCGCCCTTTAAGAAGCGTATGGCTTCGATAAGTGCGCCGTTCAGCAATGCAGAGTCAAATTCATCACCTAACCAAGTCGTTCCAGCGGTAACAATCGACTCAGGGTAATATCCATAATGAAGCTCTGTTGTATAGTTACTATCAGGCGTTGGACCTACCATAAAACTACCATCAGAGAAGTACGCATAATGAGCGGGTAAGCCGCCGGGGGAGGACGCCGGATAGGCTTCACGGATGAAGTTAACATCCTTGTTAATCAGGTAGTTATAATCCCCACTACCATCAACAACAGCCAAAGAGTACGCCCACAGAAAATCCGTGGGCATCCCAAGGTAGCTATTACCACTTGTAAACGTACCGGTTACATTTTTACGGAGGGCCGGGATCTGCACAGAGTTATAGATCTTCTGCTCAGCCTGTTCAGTGAACATGGCAAGCTGGTCAGCCGTGAAAGACGTCTCACAGATGTCCTCGATATTAGTGGTTAACTCTGTGTAGTTCATGGTTAGGCCATCGGACCACGGGCCATAGTGCCCTTAGTTGCCGCTCCAGTACCACGAATTTTCACACCAGAAGTCTTAACACCCTCCATACTGCCCTTCGGGCCATATACTTTTGGCATGTTCGTGGCTTTTACGGGCATATTAGATGTCTTTTTCATATCTAACTCCTATTCTGTGGTGACAGTAACAGAACCCACTGAAACTGTCCCTACTAAATTGTTTGGTGTTAGGTTGAACGGATCGTTCATACCAACCGGATTCCACCCAAACTGTATATCCCGGCTCGGCGTTAATTCAGCGGAGTCGGGGCGCGGGTCTCTAAGAGCCTGCGGGTCATCAACTGGGTACTCGCCAAGATGTAATTGCGGGTGGTCGGGGTTCCAACATTCAGGACACGCTTTGATGTTGCTGTTTCGACCCTTTACAATAAGCTCTTTAAGTTCCCGTAATTTATACTGAAACCCACAAACATCACATATTGCAAGAGCCTTCTGAGAAGACGCGAACCTCTGTGACATTAGCAGACCCTCGATGCACGCGGAACGAACCGAACTGAGGCTTTCTCCCTATCTTCGCCAGCGGCTAGGTTAAACTGCTCGTCATACTCAGCCTTAAGCATCTGTGCGCGGGGCGTTAGTTCCGGCACCTTCATGGCGATCTGATAAGCCAGCCCAGCAACAAGGCACGGGAGGAAGCGGAAGTTCATATCCGGCGTCTCAACACCACTCCCAGCATCTTCAACACGACGCATACGCCAATAAACAAACGTATAATCGTTACTGTCCGGCACAGGCCAGACGTTGATCTTGGGGGCGTCGCGGAGTCTCTCTACCCAAACCTGAATCGGCCTGCCGGTAGACAGCTTATTAGGGATAGAAGAATAGGTGCTGACGCTAATACGGCTGATATTGAGGTCTGACTGCGTGGTGGCGTTACCCGCGTTGGTCCGAATCACCTGCTCCAGCAGGTCAATGGTGTCGGCGGGGAGGGTATACTCACCTGTACCGCTTACGAGGCTGACCGTACCCTCGTCGATAGTCCACATGTTGATGCCACGGTTCTGCCACTCAATAGTAAGCAGATTCATGGACCTACGTGCGGTACGCAAATCATAGCCCGACCGCATCTCTCGGCCCGCACGTTCCCACGCCTCTTCAGCGATCTCCGTGAAGTCCATATTAAATGCGGTAGTGCCTGAAGTCGTCATTTGCGCTTCCAACCCTCACGAGCTTTGGTCTTTGCTTTGCTAGACAACTGCCCGTAGTGAAATAACTTTTTAGATGCGTTTGACATAGTTTTGCCGGTCATAAGAGTCCCGTCGGGATGCTTGTGCATACCACCCTTGTGCTCTCTACCGTCTGCAAAATAATGTTTAACGCCCTTTGCCACTATGCTTTCCTATATCTAGCCGTTTTCTCTGCAATCTTCTTGGGCTGCTTTACGAACTGCTTCCCGGCAGCAGTCCCACGGCGCTTTGCTTGCGTGGTCGCTGCATACTCCTGCGGGGACAGAGACTTGATGGCGCTTTCCGGTAGGTACCGTTCGCCCGTCTCGCTCGACTTCTTGCCTGATTTGGTCCGCCATTTCTGCTTCGTCCAATTCTTGAGAGACTGCTGCGGCTTCTTCAGACCACCTGATTTGTAATACCTACGCATCAGGACTTATAACCGCCGCCTTCGGCTTTGTACCTCTGCGCCAACATCTGTGCCTTACGGGCACTCCACTGACCCGGCTTACCGCCTTTACCACCGGCCTTGATGCTTTCAAAGAGCCGCTTACGCATACCGGGCTTCGTATAGTTGCCCGCTTCGTTTACACGGCTCTTCGACTTCTTTGACGATACACCACCACCAGTGCTGTACATCTTGTAGCCGCAGCCATCTTTCCGGTAGTACTTACGCATTACGCGCCTTTCATCTTCACCATTTTGGCTGGACGCACGCCGCGCTTAGCCATACCACAACCGCGGACCTTGCCGCCTTTGTTGTACTTCATCATGCCACCACCCATCTTCTTGACGGGCTTCTTTGGGGGCTTGGGTTTACGTTTGGGCCGGGGGGTATCGTCGAAGTCCATAGGTATACCGCGAGTAATCTCATCACCCGGAGCACCGCCAACACCACCAATAATTTCTTCCCGGCGACGGCCAATATCTCTACTGCGGCGTACTTTCTCAACATTATCGGGAGTTAACAGACCAAACCCCGGATCGCCCTCGACCTTATCGCCCTCGGCGTACTTCATGACCTTGCCGCCACCCATCATCTTGCCTTTACCATCAGCGGCATAGAACGGCACCATTTTGCCGTCTTTTTCGACCATTTCGAGTTCACCACCCTTGGCGTAGCGCTTCATCATGCCGCCGCCCATGTAGTTCTTAGACTTCTTCATAAATTCTTCTCCAACAGATTGAGGTACGCCGGTTTTTTTAGCGAACTTAGGGTTGTTGGCTACTGCAGCCATAAACCGGCGTTGTTTTTCGGATTTAGCAGGCATTAACAGTTCCACTTACGAAGGCTTTTGTTAATCCTGCTGTTCGGATCATTCGCTGTTTTTGCGCTGGTGTTACGCTTTTTCATACCCTGCATACGCGCACAGAAAGACTTGCGGCGATTAGCCGCTTTAGAACCTTTCTTGAGCTTACTTGGTTTGGTTGTTACAGCAGTTTGCAGTTTGCTACCGGGATTCTGCCTCCGATAGCTGGCAACACCTTTCTCGTTAAGACCGCCAGAGGGGTCTTTACCTTCTTTGCGCTGCCAAGCGGGGGATTTAACTCCCCCGCCCGATCTGTAATACCGCCGCATAGCTACTAACCAAACTTCTTACGAAGATACATAATGACGGTGTAGGTATCAGCCGATGATGCGCCCACAGTCGTGAACTTGATATCACCAGTTTTACCCGTACCAGCATTATTGGTAAGCCCACCAAACACGGTATAGTCATGATTACCGCTTTGGTTCTCACCAAGCTCTATGCAAAAGGCATCTGACGTAGCGTCCCAGAGGATCTGGACTTTCATGCCGATGCACTGCCACCAAATACGTTCAATATCGACGCCGGAGCAGGCAAGACCATTCTGGTCAGATTCTAGGGCGCTGACATCTACCTTTGTAACCGCTGACTCTCCGGTGCCGTCCGAAATATTGGTGAACTTAAGCACCGCATGGGCCGGACCATCAATCAGGGTTTGAGAGGTTACTGCATCAGCCATGAGTTACCCCCTTAGTTGGATTCTACGCCGTCGTTCGCCATCGCGTAGGTCATGATACCAACAAAAGTACCGCCAGTAGCAGCAGAAGCGCCTTTAACAGCCTGTACCGTTGCATTAGCGGCCAAACCACCAGCAACACACAGAGCGCCGTTAGCGCCGGTAATCTCACCAGCAACATCAACCGGAAGCTCGTTGAAAATACCGTCAGTATCAGCAGACGTACCAATGTCGATGGTCGGGTTGGTGCCGCCCGTGCCAGCTTCTACACACTGCACAGACATAACGATTGCACCAGCAGGAAGAGTAAGCGTCTCACCAGAGGTAGCGGACGTACCGATCCGAACATTGGCCGCAGAGGTAGCGGTTGGGTCACAAGCGAACTGAACGCTCTGGACCATAACGCCGGGAGTTACAACGCCTTTACCGCCCCCACCGTAGGAACGGACGACGCCTTGAAAGGTCGTATTAGCCATATCTATCTCCTGTATTGGCTAGTGTCAGCTACACAATATAGCTGTCAGGGATAAGTTATTATACAAGATAAAAAGGGGGGCATCAAGTGCCCCCCTTAATAAGACAACGCAAGTTATTACGCGCCCGGTGAACCAAAGATCCCGAGGGGATCGGAAACACCAAACGAGTAACGCTCACGAGCCTTGTAGCGGCTGTTGCCCGTATCGAAGTCAGCATCCATAGAGGTCTGCATCGGGGTACGAACAAAGTGCTTCAGGCCGTTCGGAACGTCGGTCATAAGGAACCAAGCATCCGTGTCCGTCAGGTAGTGGTTAACCGTGTAACCCTCGGGGATCGAACCATTATTACGCAGTGCGTTAATGTCGTTATCCGCCGTGCCCACGCGACCTTCCGTATCCAGAAGACGTGTAGCAACGAACATGAGGTTCGGCGGAACCACCAGCTTACGCGGTTTAGCCGCGATCAGGAGGCCACGCTCGTCCGTCCAACCAGCAATCTGAATGACCGCCGCCTCAAGAGAAGTCTCGTTGAGGTCAGCCGCCGTCGAAGGCGTGTTGGAGTTGGTGCCACCCGAAACAAGCGGGTGGGCCGTCGAGCAAAGAACCTGACCATCACCATAGGTAACGCCAGAGCCGGTGAACGCGTTGTTCAGAACCGACGCAGCCTTAACCTGCTTGGTGTACGCCATAGCGCGGGCGAGAGCCTTCGTGTAACGAGACGACAGAGAGTCGTACAAGTTATCTTCGATAGCTTCTTCAGTAACGGAGAAGCCCATCGCGATGGTCTCGTGCGTATAGCGAGCAGTCCACGACTCCTGTGCGTTGTCATATTCGATGGCAGAGCCTTCGTTCTTGACAGGCGCGGCGGAGAAGCCGGACAGCTTGGTCTCTTCTTCAAAGGAACGATCCGAAGTCTCAGACTCGAAAATTTCCTTATGCTCCTCACCGTACTTGGCGTACTCAAGGCCAAACAGAGCGTTTAGGCCGGGGAGGAGTTCTTTCAGTAATTGGGCGCGTGAAATAGCCATTTTACATCACTCCTTATACGCCAATGGTGTTGTCAAACTGATGGCCCGCGTTCCACTTAACGAGAGCTTCAGTATAACCGCCGGACGCGTTCTTGGTCTCCTCAACCAGACTCACGATCCGGAACGGAAGCGTGTTGGTCGTAGCGGAGGTGTCCGAAATCGCGCACTTGGAATTGCCAGTAATCGTGCTACCGGTGTTGTCCACACCAGCGACGTTAGCGCCAATATCCGTGATCGCGAGATCGCCAATCGTCGTACCAGACGAAACGACAGCGACCTTAAACAGGACATCCGTGGCATCGACAACATACGCTTCGATGTCGCTAGCAACCGTGCTAGCCGGATAATACTGCTTAAAGGTCTTCTGCTCAGTGCTCGGGTCTGTGAAAGAACAGCCCACAAAAACGCCAATCGGCGTCATGGCAGCGTCGAACGTATCACGCTCAACGGTACCACCGGTAACGAGTTTAACAGCGTCCCCATTAAAGATGCTCGTGGCATAGCCGCTGGCAATGCCGTAATGACGAGTAACACCTACAAAGGGAACACCGCTAAGCAGCTTTACCGGGACAAGCCCATAAGGGCCATCAACAGTAGGATAAGCCATAATTAGCTCCCATGCTTAAGGTTTAGGTTCCAGTTCCAAAAGTAACCTTCGTTTTTCTGTCGTTAAACAGAGGCATACGAGGGTCATTTTCGCGCATAAGGTTGTTGTCAACTGACTGCATCTGAGATTTGGTCTGCTCATTGTAGTAAGCGTTCCGCTCTTCAACCAGTTCAGCCGGAGCCTTACAAAGCATAAGACCACCGATCACAATGTTATCCTTGAAGCGTTCCTGCTCCACAGCAACCATAGTGATCTCCGGGTGATCCGTTGCCTTTACAGGCTCCCAACCTTCGCGGAGTTTTGAGGAAACATTAGTGGCGTCTACCTGCCCTTGCGTAGACACTCGAACCCAGTGGTACTTGTAACCCGGCTCGGGATCAGGAGAAGGTAGAACCTCCGGTCGCTGCCAAGCTCGTCTACGGGCACTTTTCTCACGAGTATCGTGCTCACGATCAATTCGGTTATCAGCCATTACTATTCCTCATTTGTATTGCAACCTGTTTGGCGTATTCATCGAGAGGTACTCCAAGACGTTTCGCAAGGTTTACCTGTGTTTGCGTTAGTACCACCTTCTTAGGTGCTGTGCTCCGCGTAGCGGGGGCAACCACATTAGCCTGACGTTTTGGCGTCCTCTTCTCGTCATCTTCTTCAGCATCGTCCGATGAATCATCGAAGTTCTCTGGGAAGACCTGTCGCATACGAGTGTCTAAACTCTCGTAGTACTCATCACTCCTCGGGTCTACACCCGACTTAACGAGCTTATTATGCAACCCCAGTGCAAAGCTCGTCATTTCGTCGTCTGTACCGAACCACGTATTAGACTCTGCCCAACTCGCGGCCCGTTCATCAACCTGTACCGGGGCGTTATTACTTCCGTTAACTCCAGAGTCTACAGACCTCTCTTCTTCCTGTAAAGGAGATAACTTGATATTATTTAGCCTATCTGCCTTGATCTTGACATTGGTTAAATTTTCTTGCGCTTCAAGAACAGCATCTGAATCGCCAGCTTCGTAAGCATCTTTATAGGCTTTCTTTGCTTGTGAAAGTTCCGCCTC